CGAGGCATTGGCTTGCGGATTAGAAAACGCAATTGTTTCCGGAACCGGAAAGAATATGCCGATCGGATTAGACCGAAACATTTCAAAAGATGCAGCAGTTGTTGATGGAAAATATCCACAGAAAACAGCCGTTAAGATCGAGAGCTTTTTGCCGGCGGAATACGGAAAAATCCTTGCTTCTGTTGCTAAAACAGAAAACGGACATTACAGAAAATTTACGGAAGTCGGACTGGTGTGTAACCCGGTCGATTATTTCAAGAAGATCATGCCGGCAACAACTGTCATGAACACGATGGGAACTTACGAACACAATGTATTCCCGTTCCCGACAAAGGTCTACCCATCAGCAGAAATTGCGGAAGGAAAAGCAATTCTCTTTGTGCCGGAAGAATACTTTATGGGACTAGGATCACCAAAAGAAGGTTCTCTTACATATGACGATTCCGTGCAGTTCTTAGAAGATAACAGAGTGTATCTGATTAAATTATTTGCAAACGGCAGAGCATATGATAACACGGTGTCCGTTTTATTAGACATCTCCAAGTTAGATTCCGCTTATATTACGGTCAGAAATGCGAATGCAAAGACAGAGACACAGGGAGCAGCTTCAGATACAGGTGCTTCAGACAAAGGAGCTTCTGATGCAGGGGATGATACCAAGACAGTATAGTGGAGCTTTGAAAGTATGACGGAAGAATCTAACAAAATTCTGGTAGGAAAATTAAAACAAAAACTCAATATTACATGGAATGACGAGAAAACAGACCGGAAGCTGTCAGATATTGTGTCTGATGCAGAAGCTGTCATGAATCATAAGCTGGGGGCAGAGATAGACTACTCTGCCCCGGAAAGCGGGATAGGAAGAACGCTGTTTATAAATTACTGTGTTTACGCATGGAACGATTGTGAAAATGAGTTTGATGATGCTTACCGGGAAATGATACTTATGGCAAGGGCATTTTATGAGGTGCAGGGACATGAAGGACAAGACCAGGGGACTGAATGATGGATATATGGAAGTTTACCATCAAAAGGAGAAAGTGACTAACTTTAAAAATCCATCTGCCAACAAGACGGAGGAAGAGCTTGAGCTTATCGTAGCATTAGCGTATTCCGAAGAAGGGCAGCGTGAACAGGATTATGAGTTTGCAGAAGCCCGTGAGCGTTCTTTGAACTTAAAGACCAGAACTTTGATCTATGAAGGAATCACAAATGACGATATTGTGAAAATTAACGGCTCTTTTTACAGCATCATCAAGACAGATACTGATAAAAAGAACCGTGTCATGTATTTTTATCTTGAGGAGGCAGGAGACATTGCTTGATAAGATCAGTGAGAAAATTAACAGTTTTATTGCGAAAATGGACTATGAAACAGCCTCTTACGGGATGATAAAGAATCCGCCAAACGCATGGAATTACATTGTTTTCAGCAGAGACAGATTGCAGAGATCTGATAAAAGTCCGAATGATTTTAACCGTAAATATCGGATTGTACTGGTACACGAGGACTGTGTCCCGGAGGGCGATGAGCTTGCGCTTATGAAAGCCATGAAAGAGATACCGCGATTGAATCTTGCAAAAGAAGATATCGTTTATGATTATGCCGTGAATCCGAAAACAAAAAATGTAGTGGAAATGGCAGTGCTTACATTTGCCGAGACGATCAAGGGATACGAGGTGAAGTAAATGGCGATGCAGGAATTTGGGTTGAACATGGAAGAGTTTGACCGCCTACAGGAAAAAATCCGTGTCTACCCACAAAATGCTGAAAGAAAAATAACCGAGTATCTTCACGGTGCAGGCTATGATCGTATCTCGCAATCAATACAAAATGCTATCCCGGTGTCTGGCCGGAATACAAAGAGACATGCGAAATTTTCCAATGCATTAAGAGATAAAGATACAGGATCAAACCTGTCTGTTACAGTCAGCACAAAACAGAAGTTTCATTATCTGTACTTCCCGGATGACGGAAGCAACACACTCCGTCATGCAGGTAATCAGAGATTTTTTGAGAGTGGCTTGGAGCGCGCACAGAATGAACTTGTGAACGGCATACTTGGTTGCTTAGATTTTGAAGAATAGAGGAGGATATATTATGAATTCAACATTTCAGGAATTTTCAGAATTTGAAGTCAAAGATTTTGCAATTAAATTTCCGGGGGAAGAAAAGCATTCGATTTGCGGAGCAATCGGCTCCTGTGAAGAGACGCTGGATGCAAAGACAATCAAGAAAAAGTACA